TCGCGTATAACTACTGAACCTGCTGCCGCACCGCACGTAGCGTAAATTGCTTTGACACGCGAACGGAAACCGCAGTCTGCGTCTGTCTGAGTTTTAAATACACCTGTAGCAGTCAGCGGCTTAGTGGTTTTGATATCACTTTGCATTGCCATCGGTATTCTCCTTCTTAGAGGTTGCTACCGATTACGATGCAGTAGTTACGGCAATCCAAGTGGTACCGCCATCCGAAACGAACAAGCGGGTCGAAGCAGACGAACCGTCGCTACGCAGGTAGAGCGAACCCTTAGCAGCCGCGACAGTCGGAGCACCCGAACCGATGTACACACCCATGCCAGCAGCCGTGTTAGTTGCGATGAATGCAGAAGCACCACCAGCTACGAGAGCAGAAGCGCTGTCAGCAGTGATGTTGCCGGTTGCCGATACCGAAGCTGCCGTGACAGCGCCAGTTGCCGCTACCGTGGTCGCCGCCAGAGAAGTAACTGAGGTAGCTGCGCCGAAAGTGCCGGTGACTGTTACAGTGCCGGTCGAAGCGTTAATTGAAACTGTTTGAAAGCCGTTCTCAGAGCGAACTGGACCATTAAATGTAGTGTTAGCCATGACTTATCTCCTGTGTAGTAGCACTCGTACGTACCGTCTCTACTAAGTCCGCTGGGCCGGTCGGTACGAATATTGTTCCCTAGTAGCGTATATATAGCACAAATAAAAAAGAAGGGAAGAGATTTCTCTCCCCCCTTCCCCCCGTTCCCTTGAGCTACGCTCTCGGGGAAACTTATTAGGCTGCGCCTTCGCTGCCGTACATACCGAGTGGGTCAGACCAGCCGAACGAATAACGCTCGCGGGCCTTATAACGCACGTTACCGGTATCGAAGTCACCGTCCATGCCCGTCGCCATTGGCGTACGAACAAAGTGCTTCAGACCGTTTGGCACGTCTGTGCACAAGAACCATGCATCCGTGTCGGTCAAGAAGTGGTTTACGGCGTAACCTTCTGGGATTGAGCCGTTTGACTTCAGTGCGTTGATGTCGTTGTCTGCAGTCGAAACGCGAAGTTCGGTTTCGAGCAAGCGAGTAGCAACAAACATCAGGCTTGGTGGTACGACGAGCTTACGCGGTTTAGCCGCGATGAGCAGGCCACGTTCATCCGTCCACGCTGCGATCTGAATTACAGCCGCTTCAAGCGACGTTTCGTTCAAATCAGCAGGAGTGCTTGGGATGTTCGAGTTCGTGCCACCAGAAACCAATGGGTGCGAAGCCGAGAACAATGGTTGGCCGTCACCGCCAGTGTAGTCGGTGTCGAAGCCGTTGTTCAAGACTGCAGCAGCCTTAGTTTGCTTGGTGTAAGCCATGGCGCGAGCCAATGCCTTTGTGTAACGCGACGACAAGGAGTCGTACAAGTTATCTTCAATCGCTTCTTCCGTGAGCGAGAACCCGAGGGCAATCGTTTCGTGGTTGTAGCGAGCAGTGAAGACTTCCTGTGCGTTGTCATACGCGATGGCCGAACCTTCGTTCTTGACTGGAGCAGCCGAGAAACCAGAAAGCTTCGTTTCTTCTTCGAACGAACGCTCAGAAGTCTCTGTTTCGTAGACTTCCTTGTGCTCTTCGCCGTAACGTGCATACTCAAGGCCGAACAAAGCGTTCAGTCCGGGCAACAGTTCCTTAAGAAGTTGTGCGCGTGAAATTGCCATTGTTCAGTCTCCTTATGCCAGACCGGTTGGGTTGAGGTAGCTGTGGGTGCCTTGGTTCCACTTGACGATAACTTCGGTGTAAGAACCGGGGTTACCTGCAATAGCGGTCTCAGGAACAACGTCCACAACGCGGATTGGCCACGTCGAAGTAGTACCTTCGGTCGAGTCAACACCGACCTTAGAGTTACCGTTCGAAGTCGAACCTACGTTGTTCGCACCATTAGCGAGCTTCACGTTCGAACCGACAGCGGCTTGAGTGAGGTAGCTTACAGTGTTCGAGTTGGTACCAGCGCATACAGCAACCTTGAACAACGCATCAGGGTCTTCCTGAACGTATGCTTCGATGTCTGTGATGTTCGTGGTGCCAGGGTAGTACTGACGGAAAGTCTTACCAAAGGTTGGGTCCGTATAGGTACAACCAAGGAAAACGCCGACAGGTGTAGCAGCGTCTGTGCCAGTGTCCTTGCCAACAGTACCGCCTGCGAGCAACTTAACGACGTCACCATAGAAGATGGCAGTCGAAGAGTTGGTTGCGATTGGAAGTTGACGAGTTGCACCAGCAAAAACCTGTCCGCCGATCAAATTGATCGGGATTAGCCCGTAAGGGCTGGTAACAGAAGGGTATGCCATTTTATAGCTCCTTTAGCTATTTGCCTTTGCCAAATGACGTCGTAGACCGTTTTTCCCTAAAGAGTGGCATACGAGCGTCGTTCTCACGCATGAAGTTATTGTCCACGGAGTCCATCTGAGACTGGTTTTTGCTAGCGAAGTAAGCCTTACGCTGCGTCATCAGTTCTTCCGGTGCCTTGCACAACAACAGTCCTGCGACTTCGATGTTGTTTTTGAAACGGCTGTCTGGGTCCACCAGCATTTGAAACTGGGGTTGTTCCTCGATGGCCACTGGCTCCCAACCTTCTCGTAGTTTGGACGAGACGTTACTTGGGTCGCTTTTACCCATCGAAGCTACACGTATCCAGCGATATGCGTAACCTGCTTGTTTGTCCGGTTCTGGCAGGGTCGATGCCGGTTGCCATACTTTAGGACGTTCAGCGTCTGCACGAGTTTCACGAGGGGCGCGAGTTGGGCTCGCTTTACCTTCTAGGGCGTCAATAATATCAGTCATCTTATTTCTCCATCTTCACTACTTCACGGGCATATTGTTCAGGGGTTAAACCCAGTTTTCGAGCAATTACCAGTTGGGACTGTTTCAACACAATCTTTTTGGGGGACCGTGTTCGTGAGGCTGGAGCAACGACTGATGACGCTTTTTGTTCGCGTGCATTGGGTCTGGTGTCACCATTATCCATTTCATCTCCGAAGTAATCGGAGAAGCGACGGCGCATAGTTTTGTCTACAACGCCCCAATATTCGTCGGTGCCTGCAAACTGCGGGCCACGTTCATTTATGAGCCTCTGGTGAAGCCCAAGAGCAGTTGCAGTCATTTCCGGGTCTGTACCATACCACGTATTGCGCTCTTGCCACGCCATAGTTTTATAGTCAGGTTGCGGAACCTGCGCCTGCTGTTGTGGTATTTCTACCTCATTATATTCCTCCTGTAAAGAAGGACGATAATTATTTATTTGCTGCATGCGGTAGTTAACTTGAGAAAGCTTCTCTTGAGCGTCTGCTAGACGATCTGCATCGCCTGACTCGTATGCTTCTTTGAACTCACGTTTGGCAGCAGCAGCCTCAAACTCCGCAGTTTGCTTATAGCTACCAAGTAAAGACTGTTCGCCCTGTGCGAGTGTGTTCTTTAGCCTGCGGTTTTCTTCAAGAATACGTTGCGCAACAGAAAGAGCTTCTGTTTTTTCGCGCATCTCGCGTTCTTTTTCACGTCGCTCGTCGTGCCAGACTTTCTTCATCTGCTTCAGACGTGTCTTTACCTTGTCGGAGTATTCTTCAAGCTCATCAGCTTCTAGTTCTTCAACAAGTTCCTTCGGCATAGGCTCACGGCCACGGTCTGCTTCAGGGGTATCATCTTCAATTTCAATTTCCGGCTTATTAGCCGCAGAAACGGGGGTTTCGTCTTCGATCTCAAACGAAAAATCGTCGTTATCATCCTTACTCATGTTATTCTCCTTTGTACGGGTTACGTCCGTTAAGCGCGGGAAATGCCCCGAGGATCATCCACTACACCTTCGACACTGTCGTCGTTAATGATGCGGAACTCACGACCGTGAATTTTCACACGGCTACCTGCCATTGGGCGGGTCAGAATGAAGTCACCTTCTTGGCACCATGGGCCGGACGGGAAGCGTTTCTCGTCCTTGTAGCAATCTGGGCCCATCTTCAGCACCATAAGCACTGGAGTGGTGAGTTCTTCATACTGCTTGGTAGAGTCAGCCTTAAAGATACCACCAGCGGTTTTCTCTTCGGCTTCTGGGAGCGCGCATAGAATGCGATAGCCTGATGGGTCGGGAAGTTGCTTGGCTTTCTTCTCATCAGTGTCGGGCAGCACAGTAGCGTCCTCGACGTTATTTACGTCCGTAGCCAGAAATATTTCTGGTAAGACGGGGAGAGTATTGTCCTCTTCAGTCATCGTCATGTTCCATTCTTTGTGCGGTTTCAGCGATGAAACCGTTTGCAAGCATAAGTCCGCGAATAATTCCGCAGGCATATTTATATTCCCCGTGGTCCTTTGCAGTACCACGAGCGAGGTCGGCGCTAATTACGTCAATCTCGTCTTGTACCTTTTTTGATAGGTACATCAGTAACTCACTGGTCATTCATTCTCCTTAGGCGTTGCTTGGTTAGGAACGGGTCCCTTGGGTTGTACAGTCCGCGCAGCTTCGCGGGCGACTTCTACGCCCATACGAAGCCCTGCTTCTTGTTGTTTTGCGGATAGGTTTTCCCTATCCATCGCCATCTTTGCGCCTACCTGAAGGCCTGCAATCTCTTCCTGAGACTCGATGCGCATCTGCTCAAGCTCAAGTTTGTCGTTCTTCTCAGCGGCGTCGATCTGCATCTTCTGCCGTTTAAGTTCGAGTTCGCCCTTCTTAATCTCCAACTCCTGCTGCTGCATCTGCACGATGGGGTCTTGTGCCATCTGCTGTGCTTGTTGTTGTGCAGCTTCAGATTGGTTTTTCTGGAGTAACTGCTGTGCTGCTTGTGCGGCCAGACGAGAAACAGCCAGTTCGGTGTTCTCATCCATCTCAGCGTTTGGTGCTGGGAGTGGTACGCCCGCCTGCTCTTCAACCTGTTTACGATACGCAAACGCAAGGTGTTCCTGAAGATGCGCTGCTGCCGCTGCCATCATAGCCTGCGCGTTGGGGTTCTGGCCCATAAGCTGCGCAATCTTGGGGTCTTGTATAGCAGCCATATGGACTGCGATGTGGGCTTCGTGATCTTGGTAGATAAACGCCTTAACCGGCTTACCGTTCATGATATCCATGTTCTCAGACACAGGGTCACGCGGCTTCATGTCGTCACCATCCTTGAGTGGTACGAGCTTCTGCGCGTTCTTGATACCTAGCACCTCGAGCATCTGACGGTGTAGGTAGGGCAGGTCGTAGATTTGCGGCGCGCCCTGTGCCAACTGGATAACAGCTTGATACTGTACAATCTTCTGCGCCATGGTAGCGGCGTTGGGGTCAGATACAGGGATAACATCGACGTTATCATAGTCAGACTTCTTGGCCCTACGACCGCCTTCTTCTGGCTCGTAGCTGTACGTAGCTGGCGTATAATCAC